GGAGAACCCATTAAAGTAGGGCATCATAGCGAAAGACGACACAGAAAAGCGATAGAGGATGCTTGGTACAACATGGGCAAAAGTGTTGAATTTAGCGACAAAGCAACAAAACATGAAAGAGAAGCCGAATACTGGGACAAGCGAGCTACAACCATCAACCTATCCATGCCGGAAAGTATCGACTTTTATGCGCACAAGCTGGAAGAAGCCAAAGAATACCATGAAGGTATAAAGTCAGGCAAATATCCACGTGAACACTCCTACACTCTTACTTATGCAAAAAAAGCAGTAAATGAAGCTCAAAAGAATTATGATCTTGCAGTAAAATTATGGGGAGAATAAAAATGGAAAAGTTGATTAGAAACGATAACGCACCATTAAAGAACAAGTTTTAGAATATTTATTCAAACATAGAACCCTCCCCAAATATTATCCATTCCAATGAAACTCCATAGTCATAAACAAGATAATATATCCATTCGGGCTTCAAAACACTACGGTCTGGATTTTTTCTCACATTTGCTATATTGGTACGAGTTATATTGTGCTTCCTCGTGAATGTTTTAAGCCCACGAATGCGTCTCTGTGCTTTGAGCATATCAACCGCTTCAAAGAAACGTTTGGTTATAGCGATTCCTTCCTTAGAAATTTTCATGGCTCAAGTTTTAGTAACTGTTCTATTTCTTGTTTTATATCTTCTGGAGTTTTAATATAAGTAGCTATTTTATTGAATAGCTCATCGTTGTCTTTACTACTCTGTTTAAGAAACACCATTGATTCCCCTCCGTTATCCATGACAAATAGAGTATCTTTATTTATCTTGTATTTTATTGTATCAGCCCAATATTCTGAGTGTATGCTTATTTGGTTCTCATTTATATGTTCCCAATTTATTAAATCAACCGTACCAATACTTGATGTAGAATCTTCCGGGGAAACTGACCACATGATTCCAGAACCTCCTTTTTTAAAAATAGCGTGGTTAATTGTCAAAATTTCTCCATTATATAGATGAATCGAATTCTTATCTTGCTCCCAATGTCCCACCAGTTGTTCATTTGCACAACTAAATAATGTCAATAATTGTAGTGCTATAATTACGTAGAAAAGGATTTTCATAAGTCACAATTTAGAATGCTTGTTTCTGCGTTTATTGCTTTTTCTAATTATTATGTCTTTCTGCTTATTTATACGTTCAGAAATCTGTTGAATTTAGTCTTTGGAATTCATGGCTATTTTAGTTTTAAGCATACATATCTTCCACTTTGTTTTTCAATACAATTAGTATTTTTCTTTTCAGCACTTTGTTTTCAGAATCTACAATGGAGGAAATACAATCGTCTAACAGTTTGAACATCTTGACTGTTGCGTTGTCTTTCGCTTTTTCAGTCTTCAATGTGCCGAATTTTGCTTCATAAATATCGAACGCATCACAAGCTATCCTTATGATGTTCTCATTCTTATTGTCGTCTACTTTTTGCTTCGCAACACATGCGGATTCATGATTCAGCTTTATATCGTTTTCCATCATCCACTTCATATGTTCGCATACAGTCTCGTATCTACTGTTTAGCGTATCCAGATTCTTTGTCTTGTCAATGATTGATAGGCTTTCGTTTATGATCTTCAATCGGCTTCTTCCCTCTATCTCAACCGTTGCATAACGTACCGAAGATTCGTATACCAAGCGTTTTTCTTGCTCACTCAGTATATGCTTCCTCGGTCTTAATCCTAATAGTTTGCCAAATAACCCCATTACACCATCTATTTCTTCTTGTCTTTTCTCTTAATGGTATGTTTCAGTTTCAGCACGGCGAAGTTTAGTTCTATTTCGGTCTCCGTCTCGTTCGTCTGCATATCCTCCCCGAACAGGTCTGCCATGATCTCCCCGCTTTTCTGCATGAGCGATTTTTGGGTGAACTGGTCGGGATTCGCCGATAGCTCTCCTATGGTTCTCGACAACTCCCTCAATTTGGCGAATGCCTCTATAATGGCAATCGTGGTCTCTGTCGCTTGGGGGCTTTTTAGGATAGTCGCCAGCATATAAAGTCCTTTCTCTGTGAATGCTTTCGGTATTGCCCGGCTTTTAGGGCTGTTTGCAATCAAATTTTTTGACCGCAACTCTTTAAGTTCCTGTTTACCAAGTTCAAACACATACCCTTCTGGGAATTTGCTTGGGTTGTTTTTTACAGCTTGGTTTATCTCTCTCGTCTCCACTCCGTAGAGCTCTGCCACAGCGAAGTCAAAAATGACATCTTGTTCCTGCAGGTGGACAATTTTGTCTTTAACCGATTGATATGTTAGTAATTTCATGATTCTTGTAAATTTTAATAGCTGTTTCACTTCAAAGACATGCTTTGCAGGACTCTATATAATCCGAAAACATCTTGTAGCGACACCTCAAAAGGCGGATATTCCGGTGACATTGAGAGTCTTCTGAACTGTTATGGAGAACTCCGCCACTCCTATCTTTTGTGCTCATTGTGTTTATCATTGTTCAAATAATAAGATATATATTTTGATGGCTCTCACTAAGTATTTTCTTAATTAATTCTTTCATTACTTTACTATTATAATAGTTTTTCTTATATTAAGAAATTATTTAGTATATTGCGATTGTTAACCATCTAATCTTGTTTATCTAATGAACTCCTCAAAATACATATTAAATCATCTTTGGATTTTATTGTTGTTTCAAGAGACTTTATCGTAGCCTCATGTCCACTAACGATTCTTTCGAGGTATTGTATCCTTTGATTAAGCATGTCTATTTCGTTCAGGTTATTTTGGACGCCTGAACTAGTATTCTCTATTGTGACTGTTCCGTCAGGGTCAATAATTTTTTGAGTACCTTTTTCCGGCAATGATATAGAGATGTTATTATTAAAATCTCCTCGATAGATATTGCCCTTATTATTGTTCCCGATAATTCCTGAATTATTGCTTAGCATTTCTCCTTCTCCATACAACAACCATTCTAATTTGTATTTTGGGAAAGCACTAACTATTTTTTCACATGTTGAACGTGATGGCGATCGATGTTCATTGATAATTCTTGTGATTGTAACATTATTGTTCAATCCAATTGCTGCACTAAAAGAGTTTTTATTTAATCCCTCTTTTTCAATAATTAATTTTATTCTTTCCCAGCCTTCCATAATACTGTCAGTTAATTAATGTTATTATACTAACTTTTAAAAGAAAATAGTTTGTGTTTTTGCTAACTGTTAGTATCTTTGCCTCTATAATCATTGAAACAAACCTATTTCAAGATTGAAACAAAAACTATAATGCGCAAATATAAACGATTAAATGTAAAAAAGCAATGAGAAAAGTAAAATACATCAGTATACCATCAAAGATTATTAAGGAGATAGCCGCCGAGGTAGGTTGTACAGACCGCACTGTCTACGGGGCGATAAACTTCCGCACGGACGGAGAACAGCCAGAACGCATAAGGGAGCTTGCTCTCAAAAAGGGCGGAATCGTCTCACACAAGATGGTAGGATAAACAAAACGATTGAAACATTAGAGAAATATTAAGCAAACGATAAAATCAAAACAATATTATGATGACGTCCACAGAACCCCAAGTATCGCTTTCCGGCCGATACTCGACCAACGAGACTTGCAAGATACTCGGCATCGACAGGAGCACACTGTTCCGTTACACGAAGAATGGAATCATCAAATTCGGTTACAGGAGGTGTAACGGTCGAAAATTCTACCCGGGAAGTGAGATAATTCGGATTTGGAAATCCATGATGTAAAAGCCGGGGAGTAGCTCAACGGTAGAGCAACCGAATAAAAGAACCAATATGTTGGGTATCGGTTCTTCGGAGCGAGCAAGGGTTCGATTCCCGCCTCCCCACAAAAAAGCTCATTGACATGTTGGCGTACGTGAAGAACACCGAGAGTCGCAATAGCGGGAACGCCGAGACTTGCGACGGGTCGGGGTGAAGTAACGAAGTCGTGACGTGTAAGTAATATCCGGCAATTCGGCAACCGGGCACGCTTCACCAAGTTCAATGAATAGAAACGAACGAAAAAATGGAGAGAGAAAGGGATTGCCTTTCTAGGCAAGAATAGTTCAGACAGCTTTCCATTACCCTATATTTCCCCTGCCCGTCGGATTCGGGTTGAAAAAACAGTCATCTGTTGCAGGGGAACGAAATTAAACAAACCTGTGAACATGCACACAACCTGTATTATCCCACGGTCAACAATCGAGAAACGATACGACAAGGCAAGGGAAGATTTCAACGACCAATACGACAACTCCCCTTACAAATTGAAATGTAAGGAATTTTATCTAGGAGGCGGGGTAGAAAACTACGAGGTCGCCAGCCAGATACTATCGATGAACGAGGAAGAAATAGCCAAATCCTACCTCGAAGATTGCGACCCGAAAGACTGGCAGAGCATGCGTCGATACCGGGAAGACCTCATGTGCGATGCCACGGACATCTACAAAACGGCTATCGCTATGGTAAAAGCCGATATTCAGAAACTAAAAAACATACAGGACGAGGTAGAAAGTTTTCTTGAAGACCATATAGGAGAAAACATGGACGGTCACTATCTCGACGGACATATAAACTATGAAGTAGATTTGATCGACAAAAACGTCGATGTCAGCATTCATTACGACGCATACAATCACAAGGAATGGGACAACGGCGACTATTTAACGCCATCTTCTAGTAGTGGCTACATCGATACAGAATACACGGTAACCGTATTCGACGAATGCGGAAATGAAGAATTTGAGTTTAACGGTAATTTCCAAATATAACAGTCATGATATTCTACAAGTTGTTTACCCTGCTCGCCATACTGCTTATGCTTTCCTCGATATTCGGGGTAGTCGCTTCGCTCATCAATGCCAACCTTTGGCAACTGGTAATAAGTATATCCCTGTTAGCGCTGTCATCGATGGCTCTTGCCGGGCAACAACAAACCGATAAGAAACTATAACAAAATCACTAACACAATGGAAAAACGATTAAAAGATTAATGGATATGGGAATAGAAGATACAATTATCAAGGTAGTGAGAGATGAAAACAATATACTGCTCGGAAAATTGGAAGATGTAATTAACCATGCAATATCCGGTATAAAGAAAGGCTATGGAGATGTGTTCTTGCCTGATTATGTACCGGTTAGAAAGGCAACAGAATTATTAGGGTGTTCTCATAGAGAATTGTTGAAGCGTTTGAATGCAATTAACGCCAAGCCTGAAAAAGTCGGCACACGTAACTGTATTACCAGAGATGAACTTTTAAAAATCATGAATTAAATAAGTAGCTATAGTTCCATATAAATCAAGCATATTCACCGCCCGTCCGGGAGGATATGCAGTGTATAAAAAGAAACATAACCCTTTAAAATAAAACAACAATGGCAACAACGACATTACCACAATTGAAGAGCCTGTTGAACGGCGATTCTGTAAAGACAAGATTTAACGAGATATTGGGGAAGAAAGCCCCCGGATTCATCTCCTCGGTCATTTCAGCCGTTAACGGAAACACCATGCTCCAAACGGCCGATCCCCAAAGCATACTCAACTCGGCGGTCATAGCCGCCACGCTCGACTTGCCTATAAATAGCAACTTGGGGCTATCGGCCATCGTTCCCTATTACGACTCCAAGCTGAGGACGACAGTCGCACAATTCCAGCTCATGTACAAGGGACTGATAGAGCTATGCCTGCGAAGCGGGCAATTCTCCTCTCTCATCGACGAGGTGGTCTATGAGGGTCAGCTCGTCAAGAAGAATAAATTCACGGGCGAATACATCTTCGACGAGGATTCAAAGACCTCCGACAAGGTCATCGGCTATATGGCCTATTTCCGGCTTGTGAACGGGTTCGAGAAAACACACTACATGACAGTAGGGGAAGTCGAGGCGCATGCCAATAAGTATTCCCAATCCTACAAGAAAGGGTTCGGCGTATGGAAAGACGACTTCGACACGATGGCACGGAAGACGGTCTTAAAACTTCTGCTCGCCAAATATGCTCCCAAATCGATAGAAATGCAACGGGCTATCACTTTCGACCAAGCCACGATAAAGGGAGATTTGACACAGCAAGACACCAGCGTGGACGAAGTGGAAATCGAATATGTCGACAACGATACGGCGACCGACCGTCTGAGGGAGATGGCCGTCGAAGCAGTCGAGCAACCGGAATCTGAAAATGTCAACGGACAAGGACTGTTTGAGTGATGGAAGCGCAAAGGACTCTTGAATGGTACAGGAAGCGCCTCGGCTGTTTCACGGGCAGCCGCATAGGCGACCTGATGAAAGCGAACCGAAGCGGCAACGGGTTCGGGGAATGCGCCATGAGCTACATCTACCAAGTGGCCGGAGAGCGCATGCTCAACCCCCTGCTGTTCGAGGACGACGAGGTTTTCGAAAGTTACCTCTATCAAACCGACATATCCTCGAAACAGATGCGATGGGGAGCAGAGCAGGAACCCGACGCACGCAGACTATACGAGTTGAAAACAGGTCGCCGTGTCGTCGAGGTAGGACTGTGCAAACACCCCACCATCGCCCATTTCGCAGCCAGCCCCGACGGATATTATTACGATGAGAACAAGCGGGAGAAAGGCGTGATTGAGATAAAAAGTGTGGGAACGGCCACATACGCCAAATACTTCCACAAGATAAAGGACAACGATACCCTCCTGTCCACGGAGCCTAAGTACTATTACCAAATCATGTCCGAACTCATGTGCGTTGAAGCCGATTGGTGCGATTTCATCGTATATAACCCGTTCGAGAAGCCCTCCATGTTTATCAGACGGATATATCCAGATGACAACACCTTCAAGAAGATAGCCGAAAGGATATGCGAAGCCGATGAATTAATCAATGAAATAATCAATTCATGAAAGACTATGAAATACAGTCAATCGTCAGCCTGCTGGAAAGAGCTGCAAAAGCGTTGGAAAAGTCCGACGACTACCGGCATAAAGAGCTGGCAAGATTGATGAGAAATAAAGTCAGACAATTAAATAAGAAATACAATGGACAAAAATGAGATCTTAAATAGCGACTGTGATGTCCGCGTTAGCGTGGCAAGAAACCCCGCCACGCCCGCCGATGTGCTCACAGAACTGGCGAAGGATAGCGACATTGTTGTACGCCGTAGAGTGGCATGTAATTCCAACACCCCCGTCGATGTGCTCATTGAACTGGAAAAGGACAGCGACTGGGTTGTCCGCCGTTATGCAGCATGTAATCCCAATATGCCCGTCGATGTGCTCGCAGAATTAGCGAAGGATAGCCACTGGGTTGTCCGCCGTTATGCGGCATGTAATCTCAACACACCCTTAGAAGTATTGATTGAATTGGCAAAGGATAGTCACTGGGCTGTCCGCGTTAGCGTGGCATGTAATCCCAACACGCCCGTCGAGGTACTCACTAAGCTGACAAAGGATAGTGACTTTGATGTCCGCCGTTATGCAGCATGTAATCCCAAGTTAAAAGAAGTTTTAACCGATAAGAATAAAAGCGATGAAGACTAGACATAATTTCAACAGAGGCCTAAGAATGGACTTGGCATGCGAAAATAATTCATTCAGACCTGTATTTTCATATATCCATTTTAAAGATGGTTGCGCTTATGCATGCGATACATATATCTTGGTAAAAAACAATCTATCCGAATGTTCCACATTCACCGATGAAGAAATAGAAAAGCTCGATGGCAAGTTTATAGGCTCAAAAGCCTACAAGTCTATCCTCTCTTACGATATGGTACAAGTTACGGACATGGGGTTTGAATGTATGTTGTATGACAATCAAAAAGTTATATACCCATTCTCCGAAGTCTATAAATACCCTGAAATGGAGAATGTAATTTCAGAACATCTAAAAGAGAGCACAGAGGGAATCACAAAGTTACGGATAGATCCTTCGTTCCTCTCCAAGATTGAAAAAGCTCTATTCAATTTTGATTACGCATATATGCAGCTTTCGGAAGGCAATAAATCTTTGCTCGTTAAAAGCGACGACAGCGATAGTATCGGAATCATTATGCTAAAATTAATATAGATTAAATACGAATCATTATGTTTTACGAAATTAAACTGAAAGTCAACAAGGAGAACAGAAAAGGAGAGATGAAAGAAGTCATCGAACACTTCATCACCGATGTAGAACTATTTGCCGAGGCAGAAGCCAAAGGACTTGAACAGTACAACGGAAATTGCGATGTATTCTCTATCACCCGCTCGAAAGTCATCGATATAGTCAACGAAAAGGAAGAAGACAAGCCCTTCTACAAAGCCACGTTGATAGACATATTCATCGACGACAACGGCAATGAAAAGGAAACGAAGTACTACAACCTCGTTTGTGCCAAAGACATCACCGAAGCCAACAGCCTCATGCAAGAACACATGAGACAAGGCCTTAACGACATGCGGTTGGACGGAATTGTGAAAACCAAAATCATAGACCTGATATAGGAGCATAATGTGAGACATTCCCGCAAGCCGAACCGGGTACGTGGTCGAGCACCATACGGAGAAAGGAACTGCGGGGAGAAATAAGCCATAAGTGTTTTAGGTGGTATCGGCAGTGGTTCAAACGGGAGAGCGGTATAAGTCGAGTATAAGGAGCGAATATACAGTTGCGGGTTCGATTCCCGCCTGCCGAACAAAAAGAGAAAAATACAACATAATGGAAGAACAGGCCACATACAACAGAAAAATAAAATACGATGTAGTGATAGGGATAGACCCCGACGTGGAGCGTAGCGGACTTGCCATAATAGGACTGTACGATATGAAGCTGACGGTTAACAGCCACCCGTTCCCGGAGTTGTTGGAAATCGTCCGTTCGGTGGCATTCGAAGGTGCGGAACTCGGCCATGCCACCGTGGTGTATGTCGAGGCAGGTTGGAAAAACAAATCCAACTGGCACTTGTCACCGAAAGACACACGGGCGAGCGCAGCCAAGAAAGGCGAGCATGTAGGTCGCAACCAAGAGACCGGTCGCAAGATAGTCGAAATGCTGAGTCATTACGGAATACAAGTCATGGAGCAATCCCCGTTGCGCAAGTGCTGGCAAGGGAAAGACGGCAAGATCACCCATGAAGAATTGAAGCGGTTGTGCCAGATGAGCGGGATAGAGTTTAACAGACCCCGCAGCAACCAAGAAGAAAGGGACTCTGCCCTGCTCGCCATCACCTGCTCCGGATTGCCCATTAAATACAAGGTTGTCGAATCTGAAATAAACAAATGATATGACAGCAGAAGAATTTATAAACTCTACCGCTTGCCGGCAACAAATGCGTAAAAAATATTCCGTTTTCCGGCAACATTTTATATTAAAATATTCCATACAACTAAAATTAAAGCTATGAAGTACAAAGTTGGCGACAAAGTTCAAATTAAAAGCGAAGAATGGATTTATAACAATGTTGGAATACCACATGTTTTAGCATATTTGTTGGAATATGCTGGCAAATATGCTAAAATAACTCATGTATCTAAATCAGATAATCCAAAATATAGAATAGATATAGACTATGGAGAATTTGAGTGGTTTGATCTTCTTTTTGAAGAAAATACTATTGCAGAAACACCTACATTGCAAGACATTTCCAAAACAATACGAGAACAAAATCTTGGCGTATCGGTGAAAGAAGAGGAAGGAAAGCTCATCATCGAGCCGCTTAAAGTGGAACATGACCTGCCTGTTGATACCCCGGTGATGGTAAAAATGCCAAACGACGAATGGAAACTTGCTTATTATGCAGGAGAACTTAAAACACAATCAGGGGAAATTCTTAAATCAACATGGGTAAGAGGATATAAAAGCGGACAAGGGTTTGGTTCCATAAGCCAAACGCACATCATTCCTTTCGACAAGTTCGACCCGAACAACATCGAGGAAAGTCTTAAACATAACATTGTGAAGCCATGATTATAGCCAAGCAAGTTATATCCTCCATTATCGAGGAAAAGAAAAAGAATAACAAGGAGCCCTCCATAGCGAGCTTTACCGAAATACAGTCGGTAGTTATCCGGTCACTCAAATCCGAGATAAACGAGCTATGCAAAACCGGTGAGATTGACAAGCACAAGACCCTGAACGGGTGGGCATTTTCAATTACTGAAACTTAATTATGGAATCGGAAGACAAATTAAACAGAGAAAAATTAGTTATATCTGATTTATGTTTGGAATACCTTTTTATAAAGTCCATTATCAACTATGATCAATATGTAGATATTCATAATAGAATAAAGAAATTCCAAGAAGATAATCATGTTATTGTTAATTTAAATCAATTATCGTCAGCTCGTTTTTATTATAACGACGATCCCGATAAATCAAAAACATTAAAGGTGAAATTAATAACATCGAGCATGAATACCTTTAAACGAGGAGACATCTATCTAAGAAGTTTAGAAGATTCATTGTTTGAGTCAAGATTGCCAGTTATAAGGGAAATGATAGATACCAATACCCTTAATCTCTATACTGAGATAGAAACCATAGAAGATTTGGATATATTGGTTCATGAGTTTGGCTGTCATATCGTTTACGGAGATAAAACAGAAGAAGGAATTATGATAATTGAAAAGTATGATACGAAAAGAGAATAACTATCAATATTTATAATAAATGAAAGACAGCTTTTTGATTTATAAACCATTTTATAAACCCATATCGAGATTATCGGACAAACAACTGGGCAGGCTGTTTCGAGCAATATTCAAATATCAACTTGGCGAGGAGGTTACGGTAGAGGAGGACATTGAAATGGCATTTGAGTTTTTCAAGAATCAATTCGAGATAGATGAACTCAAATATCAGAGCATTGTCGAGAGAAACCGGAACAACGGGCGTAAAGGAGGTAATGACAAAAACTCTGAAACGGTTAAAACTAAACCCAGTGGGAGCCAAACGAGCCACTCGACCCCAAATAACCCAGTGGGAGCCAAACGAGCCAGTGGGGGCTTAAATGATAATGATAATGAAAATGATAATGATAATGAAAATGATAATGATTTAAAAGAAACTTCTCTATCGAGAAGCAAAGAAAAAGAAGAAGATTTTGGCAAAGACGTTGACAAGCCACTGACAGAACTGCGTGAAGAACTACTCTCAAATCAAACGTGGATAGAAACGCTATCGATGAACAACCACATCGACGGGAACGAATCGAGGTTATATATCGAGGCATATATCCGTAAACTTCAAAACGAGGGTATTGCAAGAAAAAGCGTCAGCGATGCACAACAACACTTTGCCCGCTGGTTAATAATCGAACTAAAACGAGCACGAGATGAGCAATCCGGAATCCATCAAAAACCTAATTCCAAGACCAAACAGGAGCGAGTTGAAGAGTTTGCAAAAGCCATCGCCACCAAGCTGGCAACGGGAGATACTGGCAACCTACAAGACGGGGGAGAATCTGCTCTGCCTTTTTAGCCCCGACAATCAAGGCCGCTATTGCCAGAGCCTCGAACGATGCTTTATCGGCAAAGCTCCGAGCATAGCCCGTGTATCGAGGACGTTCGGGGGCCACATCGCCGAGTCGTGGCTGGAAATACAGCTTCTCGACCTAGCCGAATTTTCGGGAGTCCGCAAGGACGGAATGACGGAAAAGGAATACGAGGAGATAGCCCGTATCATCATCTCCGGCTATGGTGATTTCAAGCTCACCGAGTTCATGGTATTCTTCCAGCGGTTCAAACAGGGGCTTTACGGGACGTTCTACGGAGTTTTCGACCCTATGGTGATAACAAGGTCTCTTCGAGAGTTCAGAGCCGACAGAGAGAAACTATTGCGGTTCTATGAGGACAAGAAACGGCAGGAGGAAAAGGAACGGGAGAGAGAGCTACGTGAAAAGGAGAAAGCGACACCCGATCAGATTCAAGAAATTATCGACAAATACAGCAAAAAGGAAAGTTAAGTATGAAAGACATAGAGCTTTACAACGATTCGTTCCAGAATTATAAAGTCTATGGGCTGCCAAAAGCGCAGCTGATTATAGCAGATGTGCCGTATAATTTGGCGAATAACGCCTACGCCAGCAACCCCGCATGGTATATCGACGGAGACAACAAGAACGGCGAGAGCGACAAGGCAGGAAAGCAATTCTTTTCGTCCGACAGCGAGTTTCGTCCGGCAGAGTTCATGCACTTCTGTTCAAAAATGCTCGTGAAAGAGCCGAAAGAAGCCGGCAAATCCCCCTGCATGATACTGTTTTGCGAATACGAACAGCAGTTCAAATTCATAGAGTTAGGCCGCAAATACGGGTTAAATCACTACATACCGCTGGTTTTCCGCAAGGACTTCTCGGCGCAAGTGTTGAAAGCAAACATGAAGGTCGTCGGCAACTGCGAATACGGTCTTATCCTTTATCGGGACAAGTTGCCCAAATTCAACAACAACGGGAGAATGATATTCAACTGCTTCGACTGGGTGAGGGACAACACCACGCCCAAATGCCACCCTTGCCAGAAACCTGTCCCGCTCCTCAAACGGTTGATAGAGATATTCACGGACAAGGGAGATGTTGTCATCGACCCGTGCGCAGGAAGCGGCACGACCCTGTATGCGGCAGCCTCATTGGGAAGAAAGGCATATGGTTTCGAGGTCAACAAGCAATTTTATAACGACGCAAATGAAAAGGTCTTGAAAAGAATACAAGTCAGTTTATTTTAATAAATTATAAAAATCATACAGATATGGGAGAAATAGAACTTATGAAAGGAGGAGAGCAATGAGAAAAACGATATTAGATGCCTGTTGTGGGGGAAAGATGTTCTACTTCGACAAACATGACGAAAGAGTTCTTTTTCAAGATATTCGAAAGGTATCTACTCATTTATGCGATGGTAGATCATTTGAAGTAAATCCCGACATACAAGCCGACTTTACAAATATGCCCTATGAGGATAAATCTTTTTCGATGGTAGTTTTCGATCCGCCTCACTTATTAAGGAATGCTGGAAAGTCAAAGATGGCAGATATGTACGGAAGTTTGAACGAAAAAGCATCGCCAACAGGCTACCAACAAATTAAATACGGAGCTCTGTATTCAGATTGGCGTGATATGCTGGCAAAGGGATTTAAAGAATGTTTTCGAGTCCTGAAACCCGGAGGATTTTTGATTTTCAAATGGAACGAGACAGATATCAAGGTTTCTGAAATTTTGAAGCTCACACCTGAAAGACCAATATTCGGGCATATATCCGGCAAACGATCTAATACACACTGGATTTGTTTCATGAAAGAAATTATAAAGGAGGAATAAGATATGAAGATTAAATTATTGAAAAGATTAAGGAATGATATTTTACAAAATTTTGAATATCATGATGGTGGATGGAGTGGATATTATAGAGTTATCTATAAAGGAACGAGGTATGAGTCAGAAATAGTAAGCGGTTTAAATTATTTTCTTACAGGTGGATACTGGTTTATTAGAAAAGTTATTATCGAAGAAATAAAAAAAATGAGAGAAAAGTCTGATATTAAATTTATGTATATAAAAAAAGATAGTTAGATGATTAAAGGAGGAATAAGAGATGAAGAAAATAATGTTCAATGATAAATACGGACTCACCCAAGCCGTACTTGAAGGCAGAAAGACTCAGACAAGGCGGATAATGAAACCACAACCGGAGGACTGTTCTGCTGCACATCGTTGGTATAAATCAGCATATTGGAAGGACAAACCCATGAGTTTGGTTGTCAACGAAGATGGTAGTGTTTATTGTGAGCTCTGTGGTTATGGAGCAAAGCTGGAAGGTGGTAGCATATTCCGACTCCCATATAAAGTCGGTGAGATTGTTGCTGTGGCACAAAGCTACAATTCCTTTTACAATGATGAGTGCAATCTTAATTTATTCCCAAACGGTGCAGGCTGGACAAATAAAATGTATGTGAAGCCGGAGCTAATGCCATACAGAGTCAGGATAACAGCCGTAAGCGTGGAGAGGTTGCGAGATATATCTGATGTTGATTGTTTGAAAGAGGGAATAATAAAAGGCAAAGTCGGCAGTGAAGATACCCATTTTATGGACGCATATTATATTCCGACATTAAAAAAAGATCCTTTTTGCACGCCACAAGGGGCTTATTCATACTTAATCGACAAGATAAGCGGTAAAGGCACATGGGAGAGAAACCCCTATGTATTTGTGTATGATTTTGAATTGGTAAAGTGAAATTATGGAAGTAGATAAAATAGAGGCATTTGATTATATGCTCCATCTTTTTGAGGAGTGGCGGGATAATCATGAAACGATTAAGGGCAAACCGTTTCCTAAACTTACAGCCATGAAACTGCTGTTTTTGGCTGCTGCTCCTAAGGAAGAAGGAGGCGATGACCTTTTAGACATATTCGATAATTTCTATGCTGTGCCTTATGGACCGGTAGAAATTGATGTGTATAATGCGATTCAGGAAGACAAACTCCCTTCATATACAGTTAATTATAGGCATATCGAACGAAAGGTTGATGAACTATACAAGCCAAGAAATACAACCGTATGGACCGGTAGAGAACATGGAGATCTTTATAATCGAATACGGGACGCTGTAAATGACCTGAGAGAGAAAAACGAAAAATTGGTATTACTAAATGCTTTTGAACTAGTAGAGATTACTCATAGATGGTCTAGTTGGAATCGGGCGATGGATTTTGCTGAATTTATGAAGCAATTGAGTGCCAAGATGTCTATTGATTCTATTAGGGATTCAAGCAAGATATTCGATTTAAAATGAAATATAATCATGGAAGGAAAAGAAGTAGGAGTATAGATGAAAGGGAATGCCTGTACATTCCCATAGAAAGCGAAATCACGCACTTTTCTTATCGCTCACCAAGAACGAAAAGTATTTAGACCTTTTAGGGTAAATCTTTTTACCGTTCTTGATGATATAACGGCAGAATATGCGGATTTTCCCACTTTCATTTTGAACTTGATCTTTCACATTAACACCTCTTTTCCGTTTTGCCTGCCGACCTGTATCGACAAGCTATAAGTTGCACCCTGTCAAGTGCAACTAAAAAAAGCCCAAAGTTACAGGACATTGGGCTTAATGTCTTTCTCACACGAGAATGGACAAGATGATGGCGAATGACAGTTCGCCGGATCGGAGGTGTTAATGTTCCGAATCAAGTTCGATGCAAATCGACTTCGATATTTAGTTATCAAATATCAAATTAACTCTTTTAATAGTTTAGTTAACATTGTTGTATTATGAGTAAAAAGAAAATCTACATCTCCCTACCCATTACCGGCAGGGACTTCGATGAAGTGGAAAGTGAAATACTATACGTTTCGGGAGTCCTCGAAATGAAAGGATACCGTGTCGTCACACCGATAGACTTCGATGTAAACCCCGATTTGGACAAACCCTATCATGAACTTCTGGGAAACGATATAAAGGCACTAATGGAATGCGATGCGATATGCCTTTGCCCCGGTTGGGAAAAATCCAAAGGCTGCCAGTTAGAACATTTTGCGGCCAAACTATGGGATAAAGAGATAATTGAATTTGAACGATTAAAATACAGTAAGATATGGAAAGAAAAGTAGGAGAAATATTTGAGTACAACGGAGAATGGTATCAGTGTATGCATGTACCGCAAAAGCACAGTTGCAAATTGTGTGATTTAAGAGGGCTTTGTTGTGATAATAATGGGGTAAAAATAGTTACTTGTGCTTGGAGGCATAGAAAAGATAATACATCTGTAATCTTCAAGAAACTTGAAAAGGTCGGAGAGCCTACAATGTTAGATGGTAAATTAGTGCAAAAGATTTTAAAAACCGATAGATATTCATGTAATGGATGTTGTTTTGAATCTCCCGAATGTGATAAAGCAGACAATGATTTGTGTTGCGAATATGAAATTTATGTAGAAATCAAACAAAACAAAGAAGATATGGAAGAAGAAAAACTCAACTTAAAAAAGTTTGACCTTGAAGCAGCCAAAGCTGGCAAGCCAGTCTGCACAAGAGACGGAAGAAAGGCAAGGATTATTTCCTTTGATAGAAAATTTTTATTCAAGGGCGTAAGCTATCCAATCATTGCTTTGGTAGAAGATACTGCCAAAGAAGAAACCATATATGGTTATAATGAAAAAGGTAAGGTTATAATTGAAAATGACACGCCATATAAAGATGACTTAATGATGCTCCCTCAGAAGAAAGAGGGGTGGATTAACTTGTGCAAAAATAATCATGGAGATACATTAGCTGTTGGCGTATTTCCTAACAGAGAAGAAGCCGTAAGTAATTGTCCACCATCGTATTTAGGTACAATTAAAATCGAGTGGGAGGAGTAACTATGAAGAAATTCCTATTGCTTTTATTAGTATCGATTATACTAACAAGCTGCTATACAAATGGAGACTGTACAACTGCTGTAAAGGAAGCACACCCCGATAGTGAGATATACCAGATAAAGATAAATGAGTTCATACTTGTTGATTCCATAGGAATATGGTATGTGAATGCAAATATGGGTATAAAAGAACCATATACAGAAAAACAATTAGTTAAACTTTGGAATAATCATGAACATTGAAACATTGAAAGAGGAATACAGCCGCAAGATGGAGAAGGCTCTGAGAAGGGGCGACTTCGATCTGTTTGACAACTTACGAAGGCAATACGACCGGCTACTGCAAACCCGTGAGCAAGTCACGGCAAAAACAATCACCGACACCATGAGCAAAGAGGACAAAGAGAAATGTAATCGCCTCCTGAGAAAAATCCCAGTGTTGGCGGACATTGCAGAATCCTCCGCCGTCGATTTACTTTCACTACTGAAAAAATATGACGGAACTGTTACCCTTCCTATGCTGGAAGAACTGAGAGCGTTCAACCATATTGCCCGTGACCTGCGATCCATCATAGACCGTGTAGGCGACGAATCTTTTGCCATTTCCTTTGGAGATACATGTGACAGGGTGAACGAAAAAATCGAAAGCATATTTGATGAAAATTAGGAGTAAAATATGAGTTATAAAAAATTATTTGAAACATGATTGAGAGTATATACAAGTCATATCCTTTCTGCGAGAATTGGGAGAAGAAACATTGCAAGAGTGTCATTGAGGAAGCCTATCAGTGGGGTGAACAACTCAAAAAGAAAAATATTAAGCAAAAAATTAATACAAGAATAAACATGATGAGATTTTATAATGGGACGAAGCAGGATATAAATGGGAACTGCAAAGTTACCAAAAGTTAAACTATTAATTATGAGCAAAATAACGTTGTAAATATTTGGTTAACTCACTGATAATGAGTATCTTTACAATACTAAAACAAACAACATTACTAACAATTAAAAGACAAGAACGATGAAATACCAAGTATCAAAGAAAGGTTCAAGTGTAACATTTAAGTTTGAAACATACGAAGAAGCAGTTGATTTTTGCAACACAATGATTTTTTTGGAAAATGCAAGAGGTGCTGAATATCCAGAACTTACAATAAGTGAAATAAAATAAGATATATTACATAAGAGCAATGAACACATTTGATTTTTATCAAGACCGCAAAGTAACATGTTGGGAGCGTACTCAGTTTTCTATCGAAGCGGAAAGTTATAAAAAAGCGTTAGAAATAATAAAATCATGGGGAGGTGAAGATGTACTTTGTTTTGAAGATGACAAGCAGATAATGGTTACAGACGGAGAAACTTTATATGAAACATCAGAGACCATTTCTCCTATTGATAACGGAGGTAGACCAACTATAGAAGTATTTGATAGCACAGGAAACAAAATTACTGATAATGTCATGAAAACACGATTATGAAAGGAGAATACGAGAGAACACTAAAACTTTCAAATATAGTAGATTAAACAAATTTAGTTTTAAAAGTGAATGAAATTCATTCACTTTTACTATTTTTGAAAAAAAATCGTATGAAGTAATACGAAACATGACTATGGACGAAATTAAAATTTTTGAGAATGAGCAATTCGGAAAAGTAAGAATTGCGATGAGTGAGGGTAACGATCCATTGTTTTGCTTGGCGGATGTGTGCCGTGTTATAGGCATTACTAACGCAAGAAATGTCAGGTCAAGACTTGAAGAAGATGATGTCCGCCAAATGGACACCATAGATTCGTTAGGTAGGAATCAACAAGTTACATTTATAACAGAAAGCGGTTTATATGATGTGATAATTCGCAGTGAAAGCGAAAAAGCAAAGCCGTTTCGCAAATGGGTGACAAGTGAAGTTCTCCCTTCTATCCGAAAACATGGTGTATACCTGACAAACGAAACGCTAGAAAAGGCTCTTTTATCTCCAGATTATTTAATTAAACTTGCTACCCAAATTAAAGAAGAACGCCAAAAGCGCATTGAAGCAGAAAAAAAAGTAGCTGAAGCCGCACCATCAATTGCATTTACGAATGCTGTTCAATCTTCTAATACTTCTTGCTTGATTGGAGAGCTTGCTAAATTAATTGCTCAGAACGGTTATCCAATCGGAGAAAAGCGGTTATTCGCATGGCTGCGTGAAAACGGATATCTTGGGAAACATGGTGAACGGTACAATATCCCCAATCAGCAATATATTGAACAAGGATTATTTGAGTTGAAAAAAGGAGTACGGTCTGGTAATGGTGGAGTATTACATACCACTATAACACCGAAAATAACCGGAAAAGGACAAGTATATTTTGTAAACAAATTCCTTAGAAATCAATAATAAATACACAGTGTGAAGATGCACTGCACAATTGTACAATCATGGACGAAATAACCACTATATTAGACAGTGCCCGACCCGTTGATAATATTATCAATGACTTAAAAAGAAAATCCGTTTGTGTTCCTTCATGGGAAATTCTTATTAAAGCGTATGAACCATCATTCCATGAAATAGCCAAAGATACTATAACAAGAAAAGATAAAATACGCAAAGACGGGACAAAAGAAGAAGCATCACGCATTTACATTGGCCTTGAAAAGCTGCTTACAAAGCGTATGACCGAGTTCATGTTTGCTATTCCTGTAAAACGTATCTATCACAACACAGAAGGATTTGAAGTCCGCCAACAGATAGCAAAGGCTATAGAGTCAATTTACAAGTATGCCCGAATCGATACAGAAAATATTAAACGTGCAAATGCGTATTTCGCATCATGCGAAATCTTCACAATTTGGTATGTAGTAGAAAAGCCCAATACATTATATGGGTTTAATAGTAAGTATAAGCTAAAATGCAAGACATACTCACCGATGGAGGGCGTAAAACTATATCCATTGATTGACGAACTTGACGATATGCTTGCAATGTCCTTTGAATACACAAAAAAGGTAAAGGACGAAGAAATTACTTATTTTGAGACTTACACATCAGACAAACATTATAAATGGAAACAAAATGGTAAGGGCTGGGAGCCTGTCGGCACTGTTGAACAGATACGGTTAATGAAAATACCCGGCGCATACGCACTTAGGCCTGTACCTATATACCACGGATTAACTCGTATTCGCAAAGAATTGGAATATACACTTTCTCGTAACTCCGACGTGATTGCCTATAATTCAGCACCAATTTTGAAAATAGCCGGTGGTATACAAGGCAAAGAAGATAAGGGAGAAAGCCGTAGAGTTTACCGTGTGGAACAAAATGGAGATGTATCGTATGTATCGTGGGCGCAATCTATCGAGGCATTGAAGTATCACGTGGAAACCCTTCTTAAACTCTATTGGATGCAATCGCAGATGCCGGACGTTTCTTTTGACAACATGAAGTCTTTGGGGAACATAGGTTATGATGCCAGACAAATGCTTTTGACCGATGCACACTTAAAGGTTGGTGACGAAAGCGGCTCATGGATTGAGCTTTTCGAGCGTGAGGCAAGTGTCATCAAAGAATTTTTAAAGCACATGAACACATCATGGGCAAGAGAAATTGATAATATAGAGATTGAACATATCATTACACCCTTCATACAACAAGATGAAGATGCCACAGCAGATCGCTTATTGAAACTTAATGGCGGAAAACCAGTCATGTCACAGCTTGAATCTATCCAACAGGCAGGTTATAGCAATGACGCACAAGCTACGTTGGAACAGATACAGCAAGAAGAGGCTAGCACTTCTCAAAGCATGGTCAACAATATATTCGGAGAGTCAGCAATTTAATTAGATAATTATGGAGAATATCAGTTTTCAAGAGAAAGACGGCGTATATATGGCCGACTTTGTGTCAAAAGGTAAATGTGTAATTCAAGTTGATAACGGTACGGTAGATAAATTAATCATTTATCGTCACATGCCAGACATGGAGCCAAACGTTTATGATAAATTGGATATAGACTGCCGAAAACGTGTAATCGACTTAGATATTCCGATAGGAATGATGATACGTATTATCAGCGATACACCTGTCAAGGCAGCAAAGATGGTCGTGGTTCCCCAATCCGGTGGTGGTGGAAGTTCGTCAATAACCGAAGCAACAGCCACAGTGGACGCTAACACGGGAGTGCCGAGTGTCGAGGTATCATTAGAAGAAAACAGTCTCAACTTCGAGTTCAAAAATCTTAAAGGCGAAAAAGGGAAAGACGGCGCCGATGGTACAAATGGAAAAGACGGCGCCACCCCTTCCATCACTGCTACTGCTACAGTTGACAATAACACTGGTACTCCTAGTGTGGAAGTGACTAAAGGTGGAACGACAGAGGCTCCCACATTTGCTTTCTCATTCAAGAACTTAAAAGGTAGTGCTGGACAGGACGGCGCACCCGGAACTGCAGGAAAAGATGGAACGAATGGAGCAAAAATCACCTCCATTGAATTGAATATTAACGGTACAGCTATAACGGGTACAGCACATTTGTCGGATAGCACCACGGCAGCGATAACCGGGACTTATACAGCAGGAGCGTAGCCTATTTACCAAGTAGTAGAAAAGGAAAAGGCAGTGTAAGTTTAGGCTTACACTGCTACGAAACATCGTAAAAATCTAATTATGAAGATAAAAAATAAATACAATATTGGAGATTATGTGTGGGTTATGTTTTGTAAAGGAAAACCTACACGGCATAAAATTGACGGAATAAAAATACATATTTATCCTGACAATATTGTAAGTATATTCTATCAATTAGAAGGTACATCTCGTGATATTATAGGCTTTCCAGAAAGAGAGTGTTTTCTTACCAAAGACGAATGTACGAAAAACAAAACTTATGGGGCGGTTAAGGGTACTGCAATTAGACTTAGCAGTGTTTTTGCTCGTTTATATTTAATTATTGCAATGATGTTGTTTTCCGTTCCATTACTAATTATCCAAGTCATACATTGGCTTTTTACAGGTCGAAGAGAACCAGTTACTTATCGTATAATGGATAAGATAACCGATAAACTTGATAATGGCTAGTATGAAAGTACCAATAGATGAAATGACGTTTGCTGAAAGTGAGTATCACCGTGGGGATAAAATTTGGACAGCACAAACACTCTATGACTTTGCAAAAGCAAAAGAATATCCCATACTTGATATGCCCTTATGGAATATTGACTTGACAGCAGAGCCATTTGAGTGTAATCAGCTTCATAGTTTTATATTTCAGTGTAAACGGGTGAATCAATGTTCTCTTGAATATCCGATTATTCTTGATGATGTGGAACAAATCGCCGATGGCTATCACCGTTTATGTAAAGCAATATTAGAGGGTAAAGAAACAATTAAAGCTATTCGTTTATTGGAAATGCCAGCACCTGACAGGGTTGAAAATAAATAATACGCAATGGCAAAGCCGAAAACTCCAAATCAAAAACGCAAGTACAGCGAACTGAATAAACGGCTCGCCAAGTACGTCATGCTTGTGGAATCCATATACGAGGATTTGAATTTAGAGGCGGCTAAAATAGTCGGAATTACCGATTTTACTATTGATAGTGATAGGCCGTTTATGTGGTCGGATTATCCCCAAACAAGAAAACGGATAAGAGACTTACAAGAAAGGTTCGTTGAGGACATCGGAGCTGTAATATATAGTGGCACTTCTGAAGAATGGAAAAACAGCAACGAAGTTCAAGACCTACTTGCTAACAAAGTATTGCAAACTTATGGTGCTACCATAGGCAAGAAGAATTACGAAATCCTATACCAGCCCAATAATGATGCATTGAAAGCGTTCCAGCAACGTAAGGATAAAGGATTTACCATCTCAGATAAGTTGTGGAATCAATCAACTCTGTATAAGCAGGAACTTGAAGAGGCTATATCATGTGCTATTCAGAAAGGCACGAGTGCAATCATATTAAGTAAACAAATCTCCAAATATCTGCTCGATTTTCCACAACTGCAAAAGGATTACAAGGAAAGGTTCGGAAAAGCATCACGATCAATGGATTGCGAGTATCGTTCTATCCGTTTGGCTGCTTCCGAAATCAATATGGCATACCGCCAAGCAGAAAACCTACGCTGGCAACAGATGGACTTCGTTGTGGGGTATGAAATCAAATTAAGCAACAACCATACTTGCAACGGAAAGCCTTTTCAAGACATTTGCGATATACTAGCTGGAAAATACCCGAAAGACTTCCAATGGACCGGTTGGCATCCCCTTTGCAGATGTTACAAGATACCCATTTTAAAGACGGAAGAAGAATTTTGGGAATGGGACGGTCGGAGTGAAGCCACGACAGCAAGCGTGAACGAAGTTAAAGATGTACCGGACGCTTTCAAAAAGTGGGTATTAGATAATCAAGAGCGCATCAGCACAGCAAAAAAACGTAATACTTTACCATACTTTTTGCGTGATAATAAATCCGTTTATCAGAAAATAACAGTTGAAAGTTCCATTTCGGAAATTGTAAAACGAGCATCATCAGTGGGAGATGAAGTACAGTCCACAGCAGAACGGATCGCAATAAAAAATGGTGGTTATGTTACGCCTATTAATTTCAAGAGTACAACTTCTATCACAAGAAAAGTCATCACAGAAGGTATAACTCCATACGATATTAAAGATGCTGTAAGAACAACCATAATCGTTCCGAAGTCCCGAATAGAAGATGTGTTAGAAGAGCTGCACAAAACGGAAGGCTTCTTACGCCTTAAAAGGCAAAAACCAGAATCATTCATGGGATATAGTGGAAACATCGTAAACATAAGAACCACAAATGGTCTTACTGCGGAAATACAGGTTAATACGGAACGTATGATTTATGCAAAAGAAAGGCCGGAAGATGCGAAACGTATTCTTGGTAAAAAACGTTGGGAAGAAATACATAATGAGACAGGAATGGAAGGTGGTCTCGGACATAAATATTATGAGCAGTGGCGTATACTCGATAAATCAAGTAATGAAGCACTAAAAATAGTAGAAAAATCTATTGAATATTATAGTCATTTCCGATAAAAATAATTATCTTTACATATAAATATGAACTCAAATATCCTACAAAAAAAATTACAAGCGGGTGAAGAAGTCTATATTTTAGACGATTTTGAAGAATCTGCAATACGTCTTGTCCTTGAAAATGGAAAGACAAATGCTTTCATTAAGCACAAAGGAGGACGTAGTGAAAAAGAAATATCACAGTCAAATGAAACCGTTTGTGAGATAATATTAGGAGGTATAGAAATACCTAAATCAGAATATGACATGTACTAAAAATTCACTATTAGAAAAAGCTCTTCAAATCGCCGTCAAAGCCCATAGCGGACAAACCGATAAAGCTGGAGCAGCCTACATCTTCCACCCTATCCGTGTGGCAAACCGATGCAAAACAGATGAGGAGCGCATAGTCGCTTTATTGCATGACACGATAGAAGATACCGAAGTTACTGCTGAATATTTACTAATGGAAGGCTTTCCTCATAATATTGTGGATGCTATACTTTCTGTCACTCGTAACGATGATGAGATCTATGACGATTTCATAAAACGGTGTAGATTGAATCCTATTGGAAGACAAGTAAAGCTGCACGACTTGGAGGACAATTTGGACGTAACCCGTTTACCTCAAATAATAGAGGAAGACTTACCGAGATTGAACAAGTATCTTAAAGCGTATAAGTTTTTGCTGTCATTGTAGAGAAACGGTCATGAAGCAAATCAAGCTATCAAAACAGGAGAAGCAAGTGTTACGTTTAATCAGCAGCGGGATTGTCTGCCCAAACACATATCCGCACCATATATTCATTTCATGCGTAGACTCTCTGGAAAGATTGGGCCTTGTCAAAGGGCTATGGAACGAAGGGCATGAACTTGAAGATGTCCGCATGACAAAATATGGGAAAATCTATCTTGCTACCAATCCTAACTTGCACAATCCCATAGACTGGAAATGGATTATAACTACCATCATCGCAATAGCAAGTGCCATATTCGGAGCTATGGCCTTGTTCGTGGTTTGCTCGATAAAATACGGATAGTTCCTTTGATTTTAAAAAGAAAGAAAAGAATTGATGTTTGTACGACTCTAATTTGGCATTTGTTTACACATCTATTTTGAGGCATATAAAAAGCGGTGAGATTAATTTTTCATCGCTTTCTTTTCACCTTTTCTACTACAACTTTTGGGGAAACATCTTTCACCAATTTATCCGTTTAATATGTTAAAAACATACTTTTCACCTATTTATGCTTGTATATATGTCGTTTATAAAATACATTTGCAACATATAAACATTCAAAATGACAAAATACGAACAAATAAAATTAATCCAAATAGCACTATATGTGTTACAAAAAACAGGTGGTATTGACTATTACCATTTGTTCAAGATTTTGTATTTTGCAGAATTGAAGCATTTAGAAAAATGGGGAGCACGTATCACATCGGATAGTTTCTACGCCCTTGACTATGGACCTGTACCCACATATTTATATGACGTTGTAAAAGGAGGCGATATTCCGAACACCGATTTGCTAAAACTCTTCTCAGACAATGTCCAGTTTGCCGGTAAAGATGCGCCAAATGTCCTGTTACCAAAGGCGGAAGTAAATATGAATTATATTTCCCAATCTGAAATAGAAGCATTAAACGCTTCGATAGAGGAAAACGCTCATCTTACTTTTAGCCAATTAAAAAATAAGTCGCATGACAGTGCGTGGTATGAAGCATACAATCAGACAGGATCAAAAGCAATATCTTCTATCAGTATGGCTAAGGCTTCAGGTGCTGATGAGGCTACACTTGAATATATAAAGGAACAAATAGAATTGGAAGACGCATTGTCATGACAAAACTATCTGATTTATTAGATGAAGATTCAATGAAAGACATTACCCGAAACACAATTAAAGTGGGCAATGTCTTTCGTATTGAAATGAATCAGAAAAATGGCATAATCCCAAAGAAAGGAGATATTTCACGTCACAAGTTCTTTATCGTACTTGGATTTGATTCTGACGGCAACATATATGGTGGAGTAATCATAAATTCCAATATCAATCAGCATGTTCCACAATCTGTTAGAGATTGGCAGATGCCTATAAAATGTTCAAAATATTCTTTTCTTGAATATGATTCTTTTGTGGATTGTTCAAAATTAAAAAGTGCAAGTGCCGACAAGTTCAGTACATGGAAATATTTAGGGTTTATAGAATTAGAAGACGTAGAGCTTATAATCGGTACAATAAAAGAAAGTCCAAATGAAACACCAGAACATTTGGCTGTGTTCGGACTATAAACTTTTAATTCACTCTCAGAATTTGCGAAGATATGGGGATTTTACTTTAAACTGAATTTTGCCTTACGATTCTCCGCCTTACGAAATACTGCCTTAGGAAATATCGATTTAGTAAATCGTATAATAGCCCTCTAAGGTTAATAATGTTGAATTATACATGAAATTCATACACTTTTGATATATTTACACCGTAAAAAGAACAAAAAATGAAGATTTTTACATTTCAGCCAAAGAGTGGGGTTCGATTCCATGCGTTATGCTGGTAGCGGTCAATCTGACAGCTTGGAAAGGCACGCAAATTTGGTGGTATGGCGGAATTGGTAGATGCTACATTGCAGTGGATAGTACTGAATAGGACGCTGAGGAAGCTAACAACAGTTCAGTCGCTAAACCTATCATAGCTAAAAAACATGAAAGGACTTACAATCAAACAAGAGAACTTTTGCAATTATTACATTGAAAGCGGTAATGCTTCCGATGCTTATCGTCGTGCCTATTCATGTGAGAAGATGAGAGACAAACAAGTGTGGGAAGAATCTTGCAAATTGTTGTCTAACCCAAAGGTAGCCCAAAGGGTAAATGAACTTCAAGAAGAACAAAAAGGCAAATCAGACATTACCAAAGAAAGGATACTTCAAGAATTGTCCGGTATAGCATTTTCTTCTATCGCTGATATGCACAATACTTGGATTGAGCGAAAAGAATTTGAAAAACTTTCTCGGAAAGAAAAATCGGCAATAAAAAGTATCTCCACAAAGATTTTTAAGAAGAATATCGGCACAAGCGATGAGCCGGAGATAGTGGACGTTGAATATGTGAAGATAGAGCTATACGATAAAATAAAAGCTATTGAACGTATCTGTAAGATGCTTGGGTTTGATTCACCGACCGAAATGAACATAAATAGGACCGAAGAGGAAATGTCCCGTGAAGATATGCTAGATGAGCTAGAACGTTTGGAGAAATTGCGTGAGGAATGAGACTGACTGATGCACAAGTTAAGAGGAAATTGGAGTTGGAGCGGATGTTATTGAGAATGGACGCTCCAAACCGTTTGTGTAAGTTCATCCCATACATGAATCCGCAATACAGTCAACAGTGGTTCCATAGGGTTATAGCAGACAACTGCCAAAAACTTTTGGAGGGCAAGATAAAGAATTTGATGGTATTCGTAAGCCCGCAGCATGGCAAATCGGAAATTATATCTCGCTCCTTTCCGGCGTATGCTCTTGGGCGCAATCCTGATCTGAAAATCGTTGGTACATCGTATAGTGCTAATCTTGCAGAACAGTTCTCGCTTTCTATTCAGCGTATTATAGATAGCAAGGAGTATCAAGCTATATTCCCCAATACTTATCTTAATGGAAGTAATGTCAGGACGAATGTAAAAGGTTATTTGCGCAATGTGGATATGTTTGAGACGGTGGGGCATAAAGGTTTTTATAAGGCGGTTGGTGTCGGTGGTTCTTTGACTGGAACGCCAGTAGATATAGCCATTATTGACGACCCGGTAAAAGATGCTATGGAGGCGTATTCCCCTGTTTATAGGGAAAGGGTATGGGATTGGTATACGTCCGTATTACTTACTCGTCTGCATAATGAGAGCAAGCAGCTTTTTATTATGACGAGATGGCATGATGATGACCTAGCTGGGCGCATATTGAAGAGAGAAGCCGATAAATGGACGGTGCTCTCAATCCCGGCTATACGCGAGACTCTTGATGATGGGAATGATTTTGATCCGCGTGAGGTAGGCGAAGCGTTATGGCCAGAACGCCATTCATTAGGAAGGCTTCTTGATGCACAAAAACGTTCTCCGCGATTCTTTTCGGCGTTATATCAACAGCATCCGACTATTGAAGGCGGGAACATTATCAAAGAGGCATGGTTCGGTCGTATTTCGGCGTTTGACTTCAAAAAGAAACGTATGGACGAGCCTATAATTTTCTTTGTCGATACGGCGTATACGGAAAAAACATCTAATGACCCGACAGGTATACTCGGTTCTTGTATGATTGGTAACAACATATACATTGTATGTGCCAAGAAAGTTAATATGAAATTCCCCGAATTATGTCGTTTCCTTCCATCTTATGTACGAGATAATGGCTACGGAAAAGGGAGTTCCGTTCGCATTGAACCCAAAGCAAACGGGCTTTCAGTAATTGACCAATTGTATGAGAGTACCGATCTAAATGTCGTATCTACTCCCTCTCCAAAAGAAAGCAAAGAAACAAGACTCAATGCTGCATCCCCTTATGTGGAAAGCGGAAGGGTATATCTTGTTGGAGGGGATTGGAATGACACGTTTATTGATGAAGTGTGCGGTTTCCCGGCAAAGCCCCATGATGAATTTGTGGATTTACTTTGCTATTCCTTAGACTATCATCACAGGAGCTTTAATGAATTAAGTGATGAAGAAATTCTAAGGGATTTTCTTTAATTTATATAAAAATATACGGGACAATTATAGCGTCCCGTCCACATTGCGAAAATAAAACCGCACGAGACGAATGTTTCATTGCTCTTATGTGTTATATAGGGTTTTCGCCCTGCTGGTTAAACTTAAATGATTTCGATTGTCTGCTCCTTGTAATTGATAGTCACTTCTAATTTCTTCTCGCTTTTTTCAAAAATAACCGTGCAAATTTCGTGCAAATAACAAACAAACGACAAATATAAAACTGATAATTAAATTATTATAATATAAATAAACGCGTCTGGGGGGCGTGTGGTCGCAAGTTCGAATCTTGTCACCCCGACTGATTTTAACCTAACTTATTGTAATTCAATAAGTTAGGTTTGGTCGTTTAAATACGACCGGGAGAAATACGGGAGATGTTTAATTCAAGGGGAGATTTGAAAAATAATCTCTTCTTAAAAAAAATGTCTGTTCAAAAAAATTTTCTGACTTCGGAGGTAATTTCTTATACGCCTCCAAAACTTTATACCGGGAAAAAAGGTAATGACTGGTATATCGGATTCAAAGCGTTCGATCCTTTGGCCGGAGCGCTACGGCTAAAAAGAATCAAGTTAAATCACATCGAAAAGATTTCAGAGCGGCGCAAGTATGCCGCCGACCTGATTACCCGTCTACATAACCAGCTCCGAATCGGTTGGAATCCGTGGATAAGCCAAAACGGAAATAGTAAAGGTTTATCCTTGTTTTCCGACGTTTGCAATAGATACCGGAGCTACATCGACAGGCTTTTTTCCGACGGGATCATTCGGCAAGATACCTATATAGGTTATGTTTCGTATTTACGAAACTTTCTCAAATACAATGATTCGCAAAAGCCTCCGATCACTTACATTTATCAACTTTCAAAATCTTATATCTCCGAGTTCCTCGACCACATCTATATAGAACGTGAAAACAGCCCGCAAACTCGGAATAATTATCTGACATGGTTACGAGTATTTTCGGGGTGGCTGTTAAAACATGGATATACAGAACACAAGCTAACCGACGGTATCGATAATATTTCCAAACGGAGTATCAAAAAAGAACGGAAACTTATAGAAGAAAACGATCTTATCCGCCTACTCGACTATTTGAATACCCATAACCGGCATTATCTGTTAGGTTGCTATCTTTTATTTTATTGTTTCGTCCGGCCGAAAGAAATAAGTTTGATAAAGATAAATGACTTCTCGGTTAAGTGCGGAACCCTCCGCCTACATGCCGATAATTCCAAAAACAGGAAAGATGCCGTTATCACGTTGCCGAATAAGGTGCTTAAACTATTAGTCGACCTAAATGTGTTTTCTTTTCCGGGCAATTATTATCTATTCTCAAACGGTTTTATCCCCGGTAAAGATTTCCGAGATAGTAAACAGTTCCGGGACTATTGGATTCGCTTTGTCCGAAAAGCTCTCGATTTCCCGGCATCATACAAATTCTACTCCTTGAAAGATACCGGGGTGACATCGATGTTACGGGCGCGAATCGATAACATATCGGTCCGTGATCAAGCCCGGCATTCCTCTATTCTCATCACGGATATATATACGCCGCACGACATCGAGCAGGCCAATCCCATTATTCAGAAGTTCGACACTGTTTTTTAATTATTTATGTACATTTGCAAAAACTATTCAGATATGGAACAAAAGAGTGAAATCGTATTATACCAACCGGAAGGGGCTATAAGTCTGGAAGTCCGTTTAGAAAATGAGACCGTATGGCTGACACAACAACAGATATCCGAACTGTTCGGAACAGGGAGGCAAGCGATAACCAAACATCTAAAAAATATCTTTGCCAGTAATGAGTTAGACGAAAATTCAGTATGTTCCATTTTGGAACTAACTGCCGCAGATGGAAAAAACTATAAAACAAAAGTCTATAACTTAGACGCTATTCTATCGGTAGGCTATCGGGTAAACTCAAAAAACGCTACACTTTTCAGACGTTGGGCAAATTCTGTTCTAAAAGATTATATGTTGAAAGGTTATTCCTTAAACCATCGGTTTGAAAGATTGGAAGACAAAATCGATACCCGTTTCCAAAGATATGACTCCGAAATACAAAGGCTCAGCAACCAAGTAGATTTTTTCGTCCGCCATTCCTTACCGCCGATAGAGGGAATATTTTTTGCCGGCCAGATATTCGACGCCTACAAATTCGTTTGCGATCTTGTCAAGTCAGCCCGAAAAAGTATCGTCCTTTTCGACAACTATATAGATGAATCTGTCTTGACTTTATTCGGGAAACGAGAAAAATCGGTGTCGGTGGTGATCTATACGGATAAGATCACTCCGCAATTAGAGCTCGACATCAAGCGATTCAACGCCCAATATTCGCCTGTAAAGGTCAAGTTATACACAAAGGCTCACGATCGGTTCCTAATCATCGATGGGGAAATCTACCATATAGGCGCTTCGCTGAAAGACTTGGGAAAGAAACTTTTCGCCTTCTCGAAAATATCGGCTATTCCGCCCGAAATCATATATAAACAAATCGACTCGTGA